TAACAACTTCTTGAATATCTTCTACAGAAAGGTTTGCACCACTTTCTGATATTTCTTCAATAGAAACTTCACTTTCTTCAAATACAACCTCTGCTTCTTCTGCAGGAGTATCAACTGGTTCTGTGTCTATTGGCTCCGTATCAACTGGCTCTGTATCTACAGGTTCTGTGTCAATTGGTTCTGTATCTACAGGTTCTGTATCAACTGGCTCTGTGTCAATTGGTTCTGTATCTACAGGTTCTGTATCAACTGGCTCTGTATCCACAGGCTCTGTGTCTATTGGCTCTGTGTCTATAGGAGTTGTGTCTATAGGGGTTGTGTCAACTGGAGTTGTATCTACAGGACCACCACCATTTAAATTTGCACCTTGTGGTGCTGGTACAGAAATAACAGTATCAGTATATTGACTTACAGGTCCAGACCAGTTAGCAACTCTAACAGTATAGGTAGCGCCTTCTGTCAAACCACTTAACTGAATAGATGCAGGAGCACCATCTGTATTATATGTTCCACCTTCGTATGGATTTTCTGCATCTGGATCATCTGTTATTACTTGATAGAACCAAGTGTTTGCTGTATATCCTTCAGGTAGGGATGGTGTAATAGTTGCGGTAGTTCCTGCAACAATTGGAGTTGAAATTATTGGGGCAGGGGTTGGAATGTTGTTATTAATTGCAGTAACTAGTTGACTTGATTTAGTGTTTAATGATGACTCAAGAGATGTCTTTGTTGATACCGCTGAGTTTACCGTATTGGTTAAAGATGTAGTATTAATAGCATTTATATTAGATGTGTTTGTAGTATTTTGAGCAACTACTGGAGTAAGGCTTGAGTTTAATTGTGCAATAGTTGCATTTGCTGAGTCAACCGCTGCCTGAACTGTTTCTGTATTTGGGTCTACATACGGAGTAAATGCTGCACCTTGACTTATTTGTCCAGCAAAACCTGCTCCAACATTAGTATCTGTAATTGGAATAAGTGCACCGTTGGTTGTTTCTCTAACATTAAATCTTGCTTGATCTGGTATTGGTCCTGTTGCAGTAACATCTGCAATCCATGCACCATCATTTGGATTTACATCAGCATTAAATCTTACCTGAACCATTTGAGTAGAAGCATCTTGTTGTGGAAATGGTCTTAAATCCCAAGCAATATCTAAACTTGTTCCAGTGGTTGAATATGTAATTCCAGTTCCTGTACTCCAAGTAGTCCAGTCCCATCCAGCAATAGATACTGAAGGTGCTCCTGGAGTTGTATGATAAACCCATCCTTCATTTGTTCCAAATGTTATTGTTGCATTTGATCCAACGAATACATTGTTGTAAACAGTTCCACCCATTTGCATTCCGAACGGAAGATTCATTTGAACACCAGCATCATCTACTCCAGCCAAAACATTTGTGCTAGTTCCAATAGTGGCTTGTAAATTATTGACTGCTGTTTGAGCAGCATCAATAGCAAGGTTTGCTTGAGTTAGTTCGGTTTGTGCAGTTGCTTGTGCGGTAGACGCTTCTGTTTTTGCTGCAACGGCTTCAGATATTGCTGTCTGAGCCTCTGTTATTTGTGTTGTTATATTATTTATAGCGGTAGTTGCAACAGTTACTGTAGCCTTTGCATCTTGAACTACCTGAGAACTTTGATCTATTGGGGTAACAGATAAATCAACACTACTAATAGTATTAATAGCGGTTTGAACATTATTTACTTCTGCATTAGCCAGAGATATTTTTGATGTTATTTCTGCCGTGACAGATTGGGCTTGGGAATATTCGGTTTGTGCTTGTGTTACCTCTACTAAGGCGTTGTTTGTGGCTGTAATCGCTTGCTGGACCTCTGTTGTAGCAGTAGAAAGGGCAGAGTTAACTGCTTGTTGAGCAGGACTTACAACAACTTGTTCTTGATTTTCTGTAGCGCCAGCATGGTCTGGTGCCATTATTCCAAAAATTGTTACGCATAAACCTACCCCAAAGGCTATTAATAGTCTTCGTTTTAGTTTACTCAATTAAGGGGCATCTCCAATGTATAACTATATTAGTAATTATACCATTTTTAATCATAAAAAAAGAGGGTAGAAATTAATCTACCCTCTAATTTTATTAAGAAATTACTTCCTTGAAAGAATTAATTTCTGTAGTGCTGCAATTTGCTTGTTGATTGTTGCAATAAGTGCAACGATTGACTTCAAGATTTCAGCATTAGATACTGAGCCTGAAGAGTCAACAACGGAGTAAGAAACTACCTTTGCTGAATCAGTTGCTACGTATGCTGGTAGATCTACAATTAAATTATATGATCCAGCAGTATTACCTACTGTAAATTTAATTAATCTTGATCCATCGGCATCAAATGCATCTGCAGAAGTTGCAGCAGAAACTGCTGTTAACTGTCCACCTGAAATTGCTACACCAGCGCCTAGAGTTGCTGCACCGTAAACCTTAGCACCATTAATATCTGTTGCTGAGATTGTAAGTGTTGCAATTTCTCCAGCCTTGTACTCTTTTTTATCAAGAGTTGCTGTGTACTTATTTACACCGCTAGCACATGCTGCAATAAAGTCATTTGAATAAATAACTGTTGCATCTGTGTGGGTATATGAAAGACGTACTGTTGCTGAACCTGATGTTGAAGCACATGTCCAACCACCTGTTTGTACGGCAGTAGCAGATGATGCTCCACCTACAGAAACAGATGTTACTTGAGATGTGTACTTGGTTGTATCAGCGCTTGGAGTAATACTCGCCAACTGATTGCCAGCAGAATCCTTGACTACAAAGTCATAGGTTCCTGTACGTGCTCCGTTAGATTGTGCAATGTCTGCTCCTGTTACTAGGATAGATGCTGCACGACCTGTAAATGTAATGGTCTTTGTTGCAAGAACTGTACCATTAAATGTAATTGTAACTGTTGTAGTTACTGGTTTGTTTTCATTTGCAGTTCCTTGAACTACATATAAAACTCCAGCAGTACCAGTTTTGGCTGCTGCGTTAACTTGTGTGCTTGGAGCAGCATCCCATGCTACTACCGCACCACCAGTTGCGCTTGCTTGAATTACACCACTAGTTGATAGTTGTGCTGCATAAGCATCCATTGCACGAACATTAATATATCCTGTGCCAGTGTTTGTAACACTAGTTGCTGTAGCAACATCTACGCTAGATGTTAGAGTTCCTGCTGTTGATGTATCTTGTACACGAACATAAGAATCTGCTACAGACAAAACATTTGTCTTTGCAGTTGTTCCTGCGTAAATTGTTTTAATATCAATTGTAGAAGTGGTTGATCCAACCTTCTTCTTTTGAGTTACAGTTACAGTGCCTGCACCATTAACAGTTAACTTAACATTTGTAGGTAAGTTTACTGCTGCGGTTGTAGTTGCTGTAAATGTAAATAACTTACCTAGACTGGTAAGTGTAACCCCTGTAGGGTTTGATCCTGCTGCTGTGTAGTCAGTAAATGATGCAGGACCAGCAACTTCTAACGTTACGTTATCGTCTGCTGTTGCAGCCAAAGTATCACTAGTGGTTAATACGACTACCGCATTAACTCCAGCCTCTGCTTTGGTTGTGTCTGCTAATACTGTTACACCACGAGCACCTGCAGCCAACGAATCGGATAATACATATCCGTTAGTTACCGCTGCTTGAGCCTGTGGAATTGCAACAAAAAATGTGCTTGTCACGGCTGCAGCCATAACTAAAGCGATTTTTTTAAATGAATTCATTATTCTCCTTGTTAGTTTATATTATATTTAATCTGTCAAGAAAATCTCTAACATCGTTAGGCATTTCCTTGTTGTCTAATTCTACCATAGCCCTCTGCTTCTCTGCAAGTCGTGTAGAGGTAGACCAAGTGTGAATCTCAATCTCATGGTTAGAATCTTTAGGTGTATGTGATATTGCTCCAAACACAGCGCCACATACAGCATCTGCTAGGTCCTTAGATTTTTTACGTGGATGGTCAACTCTAGTATTTTTCATAATTTTGAGTTCTGACATTTCTTCCAGTAATAAAGGAATCCTTGGTATTGCAACTCTCTCTTCATATATCATCATTGCTAAGTCTTCGTAGTGTTTTTTAGCAACAGAGACGGTGTCGGTCTTTATGCCTACCGCTTTTAATTCCTGCTGAATATCAAATGACTGCCAACGGTCAAATGAAACAACTCCAATGTTAAAACCTTGTCTGCGTAAATTAATAATCCATTGTTTTACTTCTGATAAATTAACTGGACCTTCTGCTTTTGGTTCCCACCAAGCAACTGCATCAACAATAACCATTGGTGCTACTTGCTGATAATCTTTAATAACCTGAATGTTTACCCACTTGTCTACGTGAGCAATTGCTACAGCGCACTTATCGTGTTTCTGTGCAAGGTCAGCATGGATATAATATATTTTTTCTGGGTCAGGCTTAAATGATTCATCAAATCTTCTAAAGTTATCAACTGGGTTTCTTAATGTCATACATTTTTCTAACTTATCCTTTTGTTTAAAAAATGCATCTGATGCAAATGTTGGTGTGCATGCAAAGCGCATCATGGCATCGCCAAGGTCTGTGTAAAATGCTAATTTAAAATCATCTATTTTCCTAGTAGGGTTTACATCCCATGTTGTTTTTTTAAGTGCTAAAACTTTTGGAACTTTATAAGAAAGTATTGTATCTTCTTCCCATGAAATTTCAAATTGATTGCTTGGATCATTATGTGGCAAATCTTCGTTCATAATAAAAAGGTGTTTCTTTTCAATAGTTTCTTTTTCTGCAATAACATCTTCATATCTTTTAGAAATAAAGTCACCTTGATAGCGGGGGAATGAAAGTAATACTACCTTACCTAAATCTGGAAAACGAGAGTCTACGGATCCACGAAATGCTTTATAAATATTTTCTGCAGTCTTTCCTTGTTCATTTCCAGTTCCAACTTCAGATGCAAAACCAGAAATTTCATCAAGGACTGCAAGTAATAAGTTTAAACCTTCATGCGATTCTCTTTCTGAGTGTCCAGAGTAAACAGTAATTGATTTATCAAACTCAACACTATCAGCCTTTGCATTATACTTTCCTGCAAACCATGGTGATTTTTCTATCTTAGTTTTAAATCCTTTAAAGAATACGTTCTTTGCTTGTTGTGCGTTAATTGCTACGTTTATGATATCAATTGCATCCCCGCTTGGCTTTCCATAATATCTAGCAGGATCTTTAAGGCATAATAGTTTATAAACTATATATGCACAGGCTACTGTTGATACAAAGTCTTTTCCAGACCCCTTGCCAAGTTGCAAAATAATTTCATTTTTAGTATATTTATCAAAATATTGAGCGCCAGCAGCAGATCCAAATATTTCTTGTAATTCCTCTTTACGATAAATCTGACTCATTGCTTCTACAATTTCATATTGAATTAAAGATAATGGTGGCTGACCAAGATAATCAGCAGACTCAACAAATGTTTTTGCGTCTACTGGAATTTCATCAAATTGATTTTCTTTTAAAACTTCTAAAAAATCATTGAACATCTTGGACAATTGTGATTACCTCTCCATCTTTGGCAATCTGAGAAAGACGTCTCATAATTAAATCACGAACCTCTGGATGTGTTGAGGCAATGTCTCTTAATATTTCAACAAGAACTTCTTGTCGTCTTTCAATTTCAACCATTTCTTCTGCAAGTTCTTTGTTTTCTAAAAGTCCTGCTTTTTGTAACATTTCAATTCTAGATTTTTCAATATCCATAACTAACTTTATTGCTTGAGTCTTTGCACTAAGATTATTAGTCATACTTGATTCATCAATTACTTCATAGGCTTTTGTAATAAGTTTTGTATAGTGTGTGTCAGCACCAGCAAGAGCCTCTTTGGCACGAGCACGAATTGCATCGTTGGCAGAAGCCATAACTTTCCACTCGTTAATTAATGAAACAACACGAGTACGTGGAATGTCTAACTCTTTAGAAATTTTTGTTGGATCTTGACCCTTAAGGTATTCTGTAACTACCTTATTAACTTCATCAAGATGCTCAATTAATTCTGTTTCAGTTGACATTTTTTTCCTTTGCTATTTTTAATAAAACTAAATATCCTATTAAGTCATCAATATCATTGTCTCCAGGATAATCTGTGCCTTTCATGAGGCGACTTAGTTTGTCATCAATTCTAACTTTAAGTTGTTCTGCTGGATCTGACTTACTAAAAATTCTTACAGGATCAAGAGCAGAATCACCATAGGCTATATTTTTTTCAATAAGCATTTGTGCTATAGAGTGACATGTTTTCCAAATTGAATTTCCAGATGGCGCTCCGATTGAGTGAAGATAAAGATCATCACATTTAAAATTTTTAACATCTTCGTATACTGGCTCTAACTTCATCTTTTTGATTTCCTTAATCCAAATTTTGCAAGGTATACA